TAAGGCGAGCCACAAACCTGTACTGTGTGCCAATCAATGGCCGTACTGAATCATGGTCGCCTACTTTACTTGTACATTTAATATCGATGATTTGATAGCCACTATCTTGCAAGATACATGCTTCCGGAACTAATCTGCCACACGAATTACGAAGATTATTCATAATCGCCTCGAAAGTATCCTCGAACTTAGCGATAACTTCATAACCTACGTTCATATCAGGGTCGTCATTCCGTCCCCATACTTCAATGTATAACTCCTGTTGCAATTCAGATTGAATGGTATTATCTCCCGGCGTCGTTTCTCCCCTAATCACCATAATTACGCCATTCGAATCGATGTTTGCAGCTTGTGGCCTCATAGCCCCAAGAATAACATTAAAGCCTGTTCCGTGGCTATCAATTACATGTTTGATATGTTGCATGAGTTCGAGCCACATATTACCCCCTGAAAATTTCTACAGTTCGATACCTAGCATATTTAGTAGGGTCGCCTGTTAACTCTTCCGGTGTAATTTGCTTTTCGCACATTGTTATACGTTCATCGATATATTGCAGTTTTTTGCTATAAAAATCATCTGTTGAGCCGTCGCGAGTATATGCACCTGGCAACGCATAAGCCTTGTCAACGCACACAAAACGATATATATAGAGTTGAACCAATTCATCGACTAGATAACTTCTTATAATATCGCCCTCTAATACGCCAAGACGTTTTGCAAAGGCATATAATGCTTTTTCTGCACGTTCTACATGTTGAGGTAGAACCTCTTTGCCTAACAGCTCATCGGTGAACTGCATTTCTTCGTATTCATATAGCATTGTTACACCTCTAAATATCTATTCGAATTTCTTTTTCCTTAGCCCCAAGCCAATCGCTATTCGATAGATCATTAATAGCAAGCCCAGTGGCTTTTGAAAATGTATCAAATACATCATTACGTTTTCTTTCCAACGCCTCATATAAGAATGGGTCGGATTTAGTTCCTGGGTGGTGAACTTCCTTAGCGAAGAAAAAGCTATTACCAGCCATTGGAACCCAACGCAATGCACGTTTAGTTTTAGGCTTAATAGTATGGGGTCTTGTACCTTGATGGACGAATATTCCATAAGGTGCTACCTGATTGTCAATGTACACTACCCCAATATTATTGCCATTGTCAAAACTAAATTTTGTATCGACAGCCCGTTCCAATTGAGCGGTACGAGTTATAAAATCATGCTTTTGTTGTGCTTCATTTTGCACCATAAAGGTGCTCGACTTAACAGCTTGTCTGAGCCGTCGTTCGAACACCTCTTTAGGTAACATGATTACTCCTCTTTATCGGGCTTTTTACCGGGCTCTTTATCTGGCTTTTTACCGCTACGTTTTGACTTATCATCATCTTTGACAGGCTCCAATTCTTCAATCGTAAAGCCTTCATCTTGTAAGCGTTTAATATCATATTCTTCGCTTACATATTGCACTTCGTTTAATCGTACAAGACGTGCCATATTATCCACCTACCTTACGCACCAACGTTAACATGAATTGCAGCCAATCGATTTTTAGGAATCCATAAGTCATGGTATTTACGGTAGTCGATTTTCCAAGCGTCTGCTTTTTGGTTAATGTCCGGAGTAAATACACGTACTTTATCTGTCTTAGATACAGCAATAGGTGCACGTTGAGGCATGATAATCCAGTTAATTCCTTTGGCTGCTGTATCAGCTTTAAAACCGCCAGCCTCTTGACCGGAAGTTTTACCGTCGTTAAACACGTATTGTGTTTTCAAGCGAGAGGACGGCACACCAAGAATAGGAATGTCATTAAAAGAACGAACTTTAGTGTTAATTGCACCAGCTTTAAATTGAGCTACGTCCAAATATTTATGGAATTTATCTGCATTATTCAAGATAGAACGTAACTTAGTAGACATACAGATGATAAGTGCTTCATCTTCACCGATTACGTCTTGAATGTCTGTAATTTCTGCGTCCAATTTATCAAGAATATCATTTACAGATGGAGCATAGCCAGTCGTTACTTTATTTTCTGCAGTTGCCAACGCAGCAATTTTAGAATAACGATAGCTATCAATTTCAGGAATAACTTGTGTACGTTGGAATTCACCCATTACAGTGCCAGCAGTTGCAACGAAGTTTGTTTCGTTTACGTCCATGGAGTCGAGAGAGAATGTACGGCCACGGTCTTGTGTCATTTTGTAAGGGTTAAATTTCAAAGTAACGGAACCACGATTGAAGCCTTCATCGCGATCATATTTCGCCATACCTTGCATGCTAATTTCAGGAATATGAACAGTATCACCGCCATCGTATTTGACTTGACCTGCGTTAACTTCCATAAAACCAGTTGTGGAACCAACTAACATTTGTTGGTCGAGTACAGTTTGAAACTGTTGAGAGTATTGTAATGTATTAACTGCCATGTAATTGACCTCCAATAATTAAATAATTACATTTCAATGCCTACAGCCTTAGCGAATTCAGCCTTAATTGCATCAGGACCACTGCCACCTGTACCACCTTGTCCGCTACCTGGATTGCCAATTGCTTTAACGGCCCAAGTTTTACCTTTCAACCATTCTGCGGTACGGTCTTGAATAGTACCGATAGTGCCATCTTCTTTTTGATAGCCATAAGTGCCATCGTCCTGAACTTTAATGTCATTGGCAACTAATCGTGCAAACTCCTGCGGATCAACCGCATTGGCCTTTGTGAAAGCGTCCAATGTTTGTGCCATAATTTCAGATTGAATTCGTTTAGCTTCTGCTTCTTTTGCCTTAGTTTCTGCTTGCTCGAACTTGTCGCTCATAGCTTTTAATTGCTTTTCGAGTTGTTTGTACTCTGGCGAGTTAGAACCAGCCCCTGCTTGTTCTTCTAATTCACTAACACGAGTTGAAAGCGTATCACGTTCACCGGTTAACGTATTAATTTGACCTTGTAGCTTTTCTCGCGTTGTCTTAGCTTCGTTATTAAGGCGAGATGTTTCACCTTTAATAGCGTCGATAAGATCTTTGCCATTTTCCAATTGTTCGAGTGCTTGATAAACTTCTGCGATGTTCATGCGTAAACCTCCGTAAATACATGAAAATAAAAAAGGCGCAACAGGCCTCCGCCTAATTGCACCAATAAAAATACGCCCAATCATCACACATGAAAGGGCGTAAAATACTTATAAAAAAGAGTTATGCAACATTGCATAACTCTTAATACCAATATATTGTTTCTGTTTTAGGAAATGAATTCAAATTTCCATATTCTTCTAACTTATTCAAAGCATGTACTGTGTGCCACTCACTACCTTGAAGCGGACTTTTAACAATAGCTATATTGCTTTTTCTATCTAATTCTATTACTCCATATTCAGCATTAGCATTAGGGTGAAATTCATATTCCGCTTTTTCTTCATTTAGTTTTTTTAATATTAGCGCTAACATGATACACCTCTTTTCTAACAGCTTCTGCATAATTATATTTTTGTTCAGTTATTCTATGCGCTGTAGCATAATCTGTATAACCATAACGATGCATTAATTCATATTCTAACCGTTCATGTTTTAACATGATAATATCTCTTTTTAACGGAGTACCACTAATCAATCTTTGAAAAGATTGAGCCATTTGAAAATCTGGTTCAAATTTAGTGTTTCCTTCATTTAAATTATACATATTGTCAAATACATGTTCAATAACTTTTTCTATACTTTTACGGTGTATTTTACTGGATTTAGATATTTTATTAACTAATACAGTCCTGTTACTATTTCGTATAGTTTCATAAAAAAGTTTTGCATGTCTTTGCGCTTTTTGACGTTCATTGGCGTCTAAAGAAATATCGTTGATAGCTCCTGACAAAGCTCCATGTTCTTTTTTAGGAACCCTTGCATTGAATATATCAGACGTCCAGCCTCTTGCAAAATCTTGCCAAGATCCTTTGCCACTCAATACAGTATTTCGACCATTTACACCGAGTAACACTTCCTGATTTGGTTTAGTTAGTGTTTGAATATAATCCAAGCCAGCTTGATTTATTCCCTTGTGCTGCTTATTCTCTTGAATATCTAATTCTGTTAACGGTTGAATATGACACATACAATGAGGGTGAGCAGGCAATGTTGGTAATTTATCTTTAGGATATACACCTTTGCCAAGTCCGTATAAATCAGCATTAGCATAAAAGTCGCAAATATCAAAGCGAGGGTGCCTTGCAGCTAATCGCCATTTATAGGCTACGATATCATCATCGTTCATGTACCTATTTATTTGACCGTCAGCATAAGCCCTCGCATTTTCTGTACGTGCTATACGTTCAGCATTATAACGTGTCTTTTCCTGAACAGCAGTTTCCAGTGCTTTATTGATACGTTCATCGTTTCCTTTATCAATAGCATGGGTTAATTCAGTATATGCAGCCCTAACGCCTGGAGTTGTAAGCCTTGATACTTTATCACGAACACTACGTAGCACCTTGCGTTGTAGTTGCTTAGCTTCCGGAGTACTACTACCCGTTATATTGAGCTTCGTAAGATCATTAATAAATTTAGGTAGTGAGGCTTCTGGAATAATACCACCATTGCCATACCCATCGAAGATTGATTTTGCAGTATCTCGTACAGCTTTATTGGTTTTAAACGCTTGCGTCAAAGTATCAGCAACGCTTTGTTTAATAGCATTAGAACGTCCATAAAGGCGACTAGATAATGTTAAGTTATCAGCCGCCCAGCTTTCAGCCATTGCCATTGAAATGCTTTTAGTACTATACGGAACATCATCGCCATACCCAGTTATGAATGAGTTCGTTAAATCAGCCTGTAACGTAGGCTTCATCAGTTGCATAACAGGATATGCCTCATAAGCCTTTTTAACAGCTTGCTTAGGACTATAACCTAATTCAAGGAGTTTCTTTATCTCTGCCTCGAAGTTGGTTATCGCCTTGTCTATCTCCTTCTGCGTCCTCATCTACTTCGTTCCCTTCATCATCATGATATGCAAGATCCTGTTCTTGTCGTTGAACAGCTTCTTCAATTTCATCAATAATTTTGTCGTACTCTTTAGGCTCAAGATTAGGTACATAACTGTCCAATACTTTTTTACCTGTTTCGACTTTCAAAGTGTTACTGCCAAGGTCTAAATCAAGTACAGATTGAGATTGAGCGATAACATCGGCTACGTCATTAATTTTAAAGTTGCGAGGATAATCGCATTTATAGCCGATATTTTCGCCTGTCCACAATTCATATAAATCAATGATGTCATATTCTGCGTTTTCACACTGCACAGAGAAATCAGCCAACCGTTGATTGGTTCGTTCAAAATCCCATTGCTTAGCTACACCGCTTTTTGACTCCTGTACGCCTATTACTGAGTTAATTCCTGACAGTCGGTACATATCATCTGTAAGCGTTTTAATTGTTTGTATCAGAATTTGTGCCGGTCCAATATCCGGTGCGATAAACGCAGGAGCATGCCCTGATTCGGCCGGATACATTAGCACGTTATTTGTACCAAGTGTAATATCACCAATATTTTGACCGTTATCAGGCAAGGTCAAAATACTAAACGTTTGCATGCTTAGTATTTGAGATAGTAACGAGCATTGATGATATATTTGGTGGTTAGTTCTTGCAATAGATAGAAATTCAGGAGGTGGCAATATATCTGTTTTCTTTGAGCTACGCCCAAACCACTGAACGACAGGTATTCTACCGATATTATGCTCACCTTGTGCAATTACTTTGCCATTTTCGTCTTTTGTTACCCATGATGTTTTTGTCCATTCATGGAACTGCGTTTTTGCATTACCTTCCTCATCGAACACTTGAGATGTGTACGCAAAAAATTCCAGCTCGCCTGCATCGCTAATCCGCCAATTATATACGCACTTCGGCTCAACTGCATATAGGTAAGGAAACTGACGCTTAGATATTACATCGGCCATCGTTTCACCAAACTCTGTTACGTTATCGACAATGATATACATAACACCATATAATTTTGCTTGCGTTGCATTAAAACGCATAAATTCTTGGAGCGACGTTCCTAATCGGTCTACGTTCTCCAAGAATGAAGCAAAAAGTTCGCTTTTATTGTAGTCGCGTGATATTTCATCTTTAAAAATAGGGTCGACACTCGCATTGAGTATCGGCCCTGTATGGTTTAAATAATATGAAAGTTTTTTGCGGTACTCATAATTCTGTGCGCTTTCACGAGAATATTTAGGTAACGCACCACCATTAGCGAACATGCCTGTGCCATAATAAGCGTCATGCAGTAATTCGTATTCGCTATCTCTTGGATTTGCCATAACAGCCATATAAATAAGCCTCCTAATAAATATTTGTACGTGTTGACTTGTAGTCCGGTGCAGTTAGCTTTTCTGCAACACCTGTTAATGCGTCCGGAGCATCGTCATGTTCATTCTTGCCTTCACGTTGATAACGTGTGATAGCTTTATAAAAATCAGGCCATTTGTCAGCCCAGTTTATAGGAAAATAAATATGCTCCATAACCCAAGTTGCATTGGATAATATGCGAGCCTCTTTATTTTTAGATTGGTGGAACGCTACAACCTTTGTATAATTGCTTTTATACTCATCACGTAACAGCCGTGTAACCTGTCTTGCAAACCCTCTACCACCATTATTGCTTTCAAAATCTGCTACATTAACACGATTACGATATAGCATTTCAGCAACAGCAGGTTCTGTTTGTTCCATTGCTGCTTTCGTAAATACAACGTCTAATATATAAGCCTCTTTGTTATAAATGCCATACGTGATACTTGCTAACCAGTCCTCGCCAGTATCAGCAGTATCAGTGTAGTTTTTAATTTGAGTAAATAAAGGTTCGCCAGCTTCATTGCAAGGAATATGCTCATAGGTTTTCAATTCAGAATATAAGCACCCTTTTAAATCAATCGGTATTTGTTGATAGTTCGCACTGGCTATATCCTCACCCATCGCCCTGCACTTTTCTTGGTAACTTTCATAAGACAATACATCGTCGCATAACATTGTGCCATCGTCCTGTAAGGCCTTCATAGTGATAACCTTTGCTTTATCCCCAAAGTGTTCGATAGCCCTACCTGCTAGATCATCACTCGCCCAGCGTGTCATGATGATTATAATCTTGCCACCTTCCTCGAGCCGTGAAAGCATAGTATTAGTGAACCAATCCCAATGCTTTGCCTTAGTGTTTTCGTTATAAGCCTCCTCGGCGTTCTTGATAATATCATCGATAATCAGAATAGAGGCACCAAATCCTGTAGCGGTACCACTAGGAGAGGTTGCAAGGTAACTATTATAACCACCTTCAAGCGACCACATATCCATACTAGCATCGCCACGTTTAATACGAACGTTAGGGAATATGTCAGTATACACCACTCTGTTTTTATCAGCCTTAACTTCTTGAATGTCATTTCTAACATTCTTTGCGAATGTAGTTGATAGAGTTGTGTTATATGAACCTGTCATGACTTTTTCAACAGGGTTCTTGCCAAGTATCCACTTAACTGCCATTTGAGCTGTACGACTTTTACCATGACGAGGTGGCATGTTCATTATAAGGACCTTTTGCTTAGGGTCCTCATAAAAGTTCTGTATCTCGTCACATAAATGGACTAGGTATTCACGTTCCTTTTTGTAAAAGTCCGGAGCCTGTAGGTGGCAATAATAAAAAAACTCACGCCGAGCCAGCTCATATTTGAGCTGTAGCATGAGTTCCGGTGTGAGTTTCATATCCTCACCCCTCTTTATCGATTAGCTTTTTAAGTTCCTCTGTTGTTACCCCTTCAAGTGGGTTGCTTTGAACAGTAGTATTGACTTCCATTTCTGTTTTATCAGTCTGTCCAAGAAATTGCTTGCCAAGAAATATTGCCATAGTTGCAGATCTATCGGCCAGCTTCCACTGTTTTCGTCGTAAGCTAATCTTGCCTGCACTTCTCTTTTCACGAAAAACATCGGAAAATGTCTTGCCATACGTTCGCTTGCACCACGCATTAAGTGTCTTATCGCTAACCCCTAGAACGAGGGTAATTTCTTCCTGCGTAGCTTGAATTTGGCACATCGCTTCGAACTGTTCTTGTTTAATATTCTTTTTTGGTCGCCCCATTTTAGCCATACGCTAACCCCCTTTCTTATATTTCTGAGATAATATCTTCGGCGTGCAGCACTCCCATTTAACTTGATGATGCATACGCATATGCTTATCACCCATCGCAGCTACTTTTACACATGAAGGCGAGTACATAACAGAATAAAAGGACTTAACAAACGTACCGCTATCTAGGTACATTTCTGTTAAGCCCCCTTTGTTTTTCTGTGTTTGCCCTTGGTTGAGCATAAATAACATGGTTGTAAATATCAAATGTCCAGTTTCGCCATACCTTACATACATGGTTGTATCTTCATTGATGCGTCCAAAGAATTTATAAGGCTTATCTGTTCTACAGAAAAAGCTGTTCATTGCTTTACGAAGTAACTTCCTTTTGAAGTTGCCATTATCTACACCACCAATAAAGTCGCCACCTTGTGCAAGCGCTACTGTTAGTGCCCCTGTATCATCTAGGAATTTAAGCATACATTGAAATACATCATCTAACCGCTTTGTTTTACACGATAATAACTTATCGCCAACTTGGTAACGATGCGCAAATAAGTTGTAATCGTCGTCTAATACAAGGAAGTGTGTTAATCCTAATTCCGCAGCTATCGTATGACAGTAATTACGAGCATATATAACGCCCTTCAACTTAGGTTCTAAATCGGCAGGGTCCACTAAAACAGATGCAGCCTGTTTACTAAATATCCTAACAATGTCTGTACCATATCTATCGACATAAGATTGTCGCATATCGTCCTCATCATCAACAATAATATAAATCTTACCGGTATAACCTTGGTCGATTAATGTTTGATACGTTTTAACATTGCCAGCCCTGCCATGACTTAAAATGAATACAGCGAATTTTTCGTTCATTTCTTCCACCTGTCTGACAAGATCATCGGATAATAGTTGCTCATATATTTTTTAGTAAATGTGTCGCTATCTAATCGCATTGCAATTGTAGCAGGCACATAAATAAGTGTTCCGAAGTGTCGATAATAGTCATTACTTTTATCGTAGTGTCCTTCAATACCACCACCCTCTTTGTTTCTACCTTCAACGATTGCACTTTGCTGTAATAAGCCACACGAAAACATCAGTTTTCCTTGCTGATTATATAAAATACTTGCTGCTAAATCTTCCTGGCACTCACTTGCATAACGTATACGCTTTCCAGCTCGATATAATCCAATATTAAATACGACACGTTTCATGCCTTCTGCTACGATAGGTGCTTTCACACCACCCATAAAAGCAATGTGCGGTGCAATGCCTATACAATACATTTTATCTGACGTTTGCATATACTCAGATAATGCAATAAAGCAATTTTTGACATCATGTACGTTTTTACTTCTTAACTTATCGCCATCTGGATATCGATAAGTAATGCTATCGATATCATCATCAGCAATAACGAAAAAGTCGTATCCTTTTTCTAATGCCAAATCGTATGCAGCATTTCTCGCATACACGGCATGCAGTCCAGTTGGAGATTGAACACCACTATCGCAACTATCCATGTACCGTTGCTTATCAAATACAATCACTCTGTCGCCATAGTTTTGAATATATTCAGGTAATGTCGTATCAAGATCATCACACACAATAAATATATCGTCAGTTTCTACGCCACCTGAAAGCAACAATTTATATGTTAGCTGTTCATTAGGTCTGCCATGAGAAATAATGAAATAACCGATTTTAGTCTTGTTCGTTTTCTTCACCTAAAATCGCCTCCAAGCTACTTGATAATTGTACATATCCATTTTTGATAGCATCGTCATAATCAATAATGACTAATGCAGACCGTTCCATAAGGTCCTGCATTTCTTCGCTAGCATTAGCATAATATTCGGCAATGCGTTTGTAATTAAACTGGTTATGACGTTGTGCAGCCTTACGAAGGAATTCTTTTTCCTTTTCACTTACATTGCTATCGTCAATTTCGATAAGCAAAGCGATTGTTTTATCATCATCTAGGCAACTTTCGAGCGGTACCACTTCTCCGGTAGGTTCATATTGTGGAATGTTAATATCAGCAGTGTACGTGTCGTCAGGTTCTTCGAGCTCATCTTCTTCATTCACAAACCCAAAGTCTGACATATCTACTTCGAGAATGCCTTGTAATTCTTCAAGTAATGCGTCTTGGTCCCATTCAGCGAACTCGCTCACCTTATTATCGGCCAATCTAAAAGCCTTTACTTGTTGCTCTGTAAGATCATCTGCCACAATACAAGGCACTGTTTTTAGTTTCAATTCCTTAGCTGCCCTATATCGAGTATGTCCAGCAATAATAATGCCGTCCTTATCAATTACGATAGGTACTTTGAAACCGAATTCACGAATAGAATTAGCAACAGGTGCAACGGCACTATCATTTTTTCGCGGATTATTTCCATACGGTTTAATGTCCGCTATATTCTTTTCAACGATATTCATTTTAGTACGCTCCTTTTACTAGATTTATAACGATTATGTTCCTTCTTCATTGTGCAGCCATTATATCGACTAGCAGTCTGAGAAGTAAGAAAAGCCTGGCAACGTCTGTCAAATACGATAAAGTTTGCTATACATTTGCCACGCTTATTGTTAAGGCAATTCGTAGCCTTGCATTTGATTGTAGTCATTGTTTCAGCCTTTTTCACAAACAAAAAAGCTCAAATACATATTCGAGAGAACGACATGTATTTGAGCTTTTTCGCTGATAGTTTTTGAAGGATAGGTATAGTGTTCTATGTAGAATGCCAAGGGTATTGAACAGTATTCAACGCTAACATTATAATATGGCTGTTTTGCAAAGTAAATGAAAGGTTTTTGCAATCATTTGTCAAGCTGCTTGAACTCCCCAAAGCAAGATGCTTACGTCTTTTTCAGCCCTTTCGAGATAATTATATACAGTTCGTGTTGATACGTGTTTTGCATCGGCAATTTCTTCAACTGACATTTTTTCGATATAAAAATCAATCAAAATGTCAAAAAATGGCTCACATCGATGTTCGCATTGTGTACGATACACCGCTAGCATACTATCGATATGTTCAATAATTAACTCTGTACGCCTCTTACTAGAAGCAATCGCCTCGACACGAAGTAATCCCCTGCGGTTAAATACTTCATTAAGTACAATTTGAAGATCACTAGGAACGCTATTTTCTACACTTGCTATCGCATGTTCGCAGTGTTCCTTCAATTCATTATAGCCATTCAACAGCCTTTTTGTATTTTCCCTTGCCTTTTTACAGTTCTGTTCGTGCCTGTGTTCTTCCAACTTTTTATACTTATCAATAGCACTTTCACTGGCGATTTTTATTATTTCTTCGATTGTCCATTCCCTGACTGTTTCCATTCATTTTTTCCCCTTACATATAACGTGATAACATGCTTCTCCTTAATTTCATCAAAAGAACTTGTAAACTGTTCGATAAAATATTCTTTGTTATCTTCAATATTTTTTATTTTGAACTCGTCATTTTTTCCCATAAGAGTTGCTATTTTTAATATTTCTTGAATATTCATATTAAGCCCCTTTATTTATCAGTACTACCGAACCCACCTGTTCGCTTTCTAGTGGCTGTATCATAGCTTGCAATTCTATAAGGCATAAATACTAATTGTGCTAGACGATCACCAGCTTTATAGTGAAACACTTTATCGCCAATATTACGTAACGGTATCATGATATGCCCTTCGTTAGTTTCATTGTTGTAATAGTCAGCGTCAATAATACCTGTGCCATTAGCCAACATCACTGCATTGTTAATCCCTACACTTGAGCGTAAATGCAATTGCAAATACTCGTCCGGATTAATTTTGCACTTAACACCAGTTTCGATAAGTACTATTTCACCTGGATTAATATACCCAGTATGATAAGCGCAAAGATCATAGCCAGCGGCAAATTCTGTTTTACGTTCAGGCATAATTGCATCATGATAACCGCTTACTTGTTCAAATAAATTTTCGTTCATATTAATAACCCCTTCGTTTCAAATATGTCCATACAGTACTTGTTGCTCTGTTAACACGTAATGCAATATCACTTAATTTAAGGCCTTCTTGTCTTAACTTAATAGCCTCATCGACCCATTTTTCAGGCTCCATTCTTGATAATCGCAGTTTCTGACCGCATGAACCACCACATGTTTTGCTTACATTCCTCAATCGATATGGGACTGTATAAGTCTTTCCACATATAGGGCATACCTTTTCTACAACGTTACCTGTCGTTTTATCTACGGTATCAAATTTATGTTCTCTAACCCTTACAGGTTTACGCTTTGCAGTTTTCACCTTGTCCAACGGATTGACCTTCCATATCGGCAAGTGCGATAAAAATTGTGGAATATTTTCCATTGCTATTTATCCTTTCGCTTCAACTCATGTAACGGAGTGCCAGCTTCAATTGGTATAATTTCAATTTCAGCCCTAGGCTCCGCTTTATCAACACCAACAATACGAGAGCCATCGTAATGCACTATCCATTTATCATCGTCAATTATTTTGGCTTTCGTAAGGACATCTGATGTCGCTTGTAATAGGCCGACCAAGTCTGGCCAAGATTTTTTGTCCGGCATGTAATAGCGGCACCGGACATGAACTGGACCACCTACATAAAAACGCTTGCGGTAGAATTGCAACTGTTGTAACGCTAAATGTTCATAATCGGAATATGCTTTTGATGGTAAGACTTTTGGATATTTCCCAGCATAGACTACTCGCGAACTGTTCTTTTTGGTCGTTGGCCGGCCATATATTACAAGATTATTTTTCACAACATTCGTACCCTATTTCCCCATAAAGACCTGTTACTTCTGCAATGTGCTTACACATTGCCAATCCAAACGCCATACGTTCTTCTTCGTCTAATTCTTTTAACATAAGGCACAATGCAGCACCTACATTTGTGATAACATCATCAATACTATATTTTTCGTTAAAATCAACTTTCGTAGTTTTGTTTTTATTATCGACTTTAATTTTAATTTTCATGTTTACACCTCAATGTATAACTTTTATTTTTTAATTTGAACTACGTAGCACGCCCGCTATGGCCTATGTAATTGTTTGTCTAGGTATTTTATCACCAGCGATATAAAATCACTTTGTAGCTCAAATAATTAAATTTCGCTATTATTTAAAGGCTTGCGATTTGACTCGCCTTTAAATCGTAATAAGAATGACGTTTCTTTTAGTCTGTCATATACTCGACCGTCATAACTTGATTTGATTTGAGCTACCGTTAAATTGGTAGTAATAATGGTTGATTTTCTATCTCCCACCCTGTCCGATATGATGGATTCAACCTTATTTGCTACCCAAGCATTACTATATTCGGCCCCAAAATCATCTAATACTAATAACGGTATATTGCGAATACGATTTTCAAATTTTATATAGTGTTCCGTTGGCCCTTTACTTAATGTTAGTAAGGTGTCGAGCAAACTAATCATTGAAATAATGTAGCCATTGTAACCTTGTTCAATCGCCCTTCGTAATATACTGACAGCTATCGAAGTCTTTCCAGTTCCTACAGGGCCTAATAAGATCAACCCTCGACCATTAGTGATATGGTCTCGTATATGAGCTCCATATTTGTAAGCCTGGTTATATACTTCTCTATCTTCAATCGGAGCGCCTAAAGCCTTTAACCTATCAAATGTCATGTCATTATATCGACCTTTAATACCGTATTGTTCTAAATTTGATGATGTGCTTTTAACGACTACCGGTTCAGAATAAACAGGATAATATACTTCAAATCCATTCGCCTGTCTCTTTGGACCAGTCAACTTCCGTTCCGTCAGTTTTTGTTTGAGCTTTTCTAGTTCCGCCCCCACGTTTATTGGTTCCATTCGCTTGGTTCACCTCCTTTTTTAAATTACCAGCCGCTACTGTTTCGACATACTTAATACTGTTACCGCCATTTTCTGCAGTTGTATTAACAGCCACAATGACACGTTCACTGCCATACGTTTCGACCAGATCATCAAGTCGTTCTTTTATAACAGGGGATATCTCGCCAATCGACTTCATGTATAATTCGTAAACAGCCTTATTATTTTGTTTTTCATTTTCAAACATAGATAGAGGATTTTCATCTTCACACGTGCGCGTATCTCTCTCTATA